GCGTCAATGTTATTGTTTGCTCTATAAGCAGTTATCACAGCACCTACATTCTTACCTACTAACTTTATAAACTTATCATATATTTTTTTAGTAGGTTTATATGCAAGTGTAATATGATCCGAAACTACGTTCGGCATTGTTGCTCTTCTTTTAACAACATTACAACTTGCCTTATCTAATACTACAGCAAAATATCCGTTCATTATTTACCTAACTTACTTTCGTTTTCTAAATTAATTGCAACATCAACATCTGAATCTTCTCTCATCCATGCTGTGTCTTCTACATAGTCATTCTTTTTAACAACTTCTTTTATCTGCATAAAATAGCACCAGTTATCGCCAAAAGTAATTGCACCAGTATAATTTAAATCAGTATCATATTCTTTTGCATTAACTCCTAATTCAGCAGCAATGTCATTTGGGTCAGTAGCAATGCCGATGTTTGTTATAACACCTTCTCTACCTTTATCATCTCTTATTGTATCGCCTAGTTTTATTTGCATAATGTCTCCTTTAGTTTAATTGCGTTATGTATTGTCTTTTTGTTTTGTAATTTTTAGTCATATCAGGATTAAAGTCTTTTCTGAAACCTTGTCTTTTGTATAACTGACCAAAATCATTAAATAAATTCATATCACCTTGGGCACTATCACCAAATACATCTTCGTATGTTTGATAGTATTCGTCTGGATAGATAATCTCAATAGCAGTAGTACCTGTAAAATTAGTAGCGTCTTCTTTGTATTGATTATCTGCCCACTTTTTGATATTCAATAATTGTTTTCTGTAGTATTTGATTTTCTCAATAGGTACGTTTTTGTAAATAGAATAACCTATAAAAAACCATTCAGTATCTTCATCTGAAAAATACTCTCTTTTATAAACTATATTAAATGTATTGTAAATCTCTTTTGTCATATACTCTTACGCTACACTATTTCTACAAAAAAGTCAAGCGTTAAAAAGTATTGATTTTACTAGGTTTTTGTGGTTTTGTATGAGAACAAAACGAGAACATCTATGATTCTGACCCATATTTTGCGATATAATATGAATCTACTATGTCGGTTACTGGATTATTCAGTTTTGTTTGATCAAATTCTTTTACTAAATCAACACCAGTATCTTTTACAAACTGCTCATACATCTTTAATTTGTCTGCATTACCTTTACCAGTAGCATTCTTCTTTATCTGACCTGGTACTATAGACTTAAATCTTTTATTGAGTACATATAGTTTATGTTTGAGAGTACCCATATTCTCTGCTAGGTTGAATACAAGTCCTTTTGATCCAAACGAGTATCCTTCTATAAAAATATTACCAATAGCAGTACCAATAACACTAAGCGCCCATTCGGAAATCTGGTCGTGTCGTTGTTGCTCGGAGGTATAGGGTAGATGTAGTCTGCCATTTATTTTACCATTACAATAATTGCCTTCATATTTTTTCACATTTGTAAGATAGTAAATCTTACAATTATCAAATTTAAACTTGCCTTTACATACACATATAGCAGGACTACTTAAACTATAATCAATTCCAATCGTCTTGTTCTTCTTCATTCTCAAATATTGCATCCTCTTCTTCTATTGAAGTATCAGCACCACAGAAAGGACAAGTAGTAGGTTCAGCGTCTTCGTCTGACCATTTTACCCAATAAGATACATCACAATTGTTGCAACTTATTTGTATTTTATTTTGATTTTCGTCTTCAGCCATTATAGTTTAAATGTTTTAAATTGATCTTTCTTAACATCTTGTTTAAGACCACCAATAACATAACTTTCTATTTCAGTTTCTTGTGGTGCGTTTTGTAGTGAGTGACTATTAAACCAATGTTGTGTCCAAGGTAATGGATTGTTTGCACTTGATTGTTCATATTTTTGCTCTAATCCTATTACTCTCATTCTTCTATTTGCTATATACTCTACGTATTGATGTAATAGTTTTTCTGATAGACCTATCATACTGCCTTTAGAGAATAGGTAACTTGCCCAATCTTTCTCTTGTTGTACTGCGTCATCATATATTTTATATACATCTTTGTTCGTATCTTTTATTACCTTATTCATAACCTTATCATTCTCTTTTGTAAGATATGCTTTGATAATCTGTTGACTCATTGCAAGGTGTTGACTTTCATCTCTAGCAATAAGAGATAATATCTTAGCACTACCTTCCATAAGTTTAAGTTCACCAAATGCAAATGAACAAGCAAATGATACATAGAATCTTAAACCTTCTAATACGTTTACGGTTACTAACGCAAGCCATAATGCTTTCTTTAGTTCGTATATATCAACTGATTTAGGATCGTTATGCCATTTGTAACCTAATCTAATTAGTTTATCGTATGCTTCTGTAACTGCTTTTGATCTTTCTTCTATCTTCTTATCTTCAATAATAGTATCAAATACATCACTAGGGTCTGAATATAAGTTTTTAATTATGTATGTGTAACTTCTACTATGAATTGTTTCCATAAAGTCCCATGCTACAATGGCACCTTCTAATTCAGGATTAGTTACAAAAGGTAAAAATGCAAGGCATGGACCTCTACCTTGTACACTATCTAACATAGTTTGATATTTTAGATTAGATGTAAAGATAAACTTTTGTGATTCTGATAGTTGAGCATAATCGTTTCTATCTTTTTGTAAAGATACTTCTTCAGGTCGCCAAAAGAAACCTAGTTGTTGTTGAGCCAATCTATCAAATATAGGATACTTAAATGTATCATATCTTTGTACTGCAAGGTCTTCACCAAAAAACAATGGTTGTTTTGTAGCGTCTAAATTTTTGTTCTTATTAAAAACCGTTTTCATTAATCTTTTCCCTCTATGCTTGTACCCTTAAATGGGTCGTCTTTTATCGAATCATAAAATTTAAATATAGTTTCTAAAGGTGGCGCTGTATTCAATTCAAGTTCTTTTTCTGTTTTACATTGATACTCGTATTTTGTTGCCTTACCTATAGTTTGTATCAAAGTAGGATAAAACTTTAAGAAAGGATAGTCTTGCCATCTTGCTTTTGTCTTTGGGAAACAAACACAATAACCAGAATCCCAACCTTTTTGTAACGCAAATCCCATTATCATTTTAGCAATCATACCTATTTCTATCGCACCAGACTCTCTATTGTTCTTATTCATAAAATCATAATCAGCAAACTCCCAATGACTTTTGCCTGTTACATCATTTTGAAACCCATTAGGTTCTGTAACTCTTGGTGTTGCAATCAATGTCCAAGGTGCCGTATTAATATGTAACATGCCCATACTTTTTATTTGTATGGCATTATCACCATAATTATCATCATCAATTTGTTGTTTCCATCCTTCACATTTCTTCCATAATTCATTACTACGTTCTTTATTAGGTCCTAAAACATGTATTTCATAAGCAAATGCTTTTCTAAATGATGTAACTAAAGGATATGCTTGTGTAACTATATCTCTTATATCATTTTCAGTAGGAATAATCTCATCACTATAGATATTAGGATGTTTTCTTTTACTGAATATATCTTTTAATTCACTCATTATATAGTACACGAATCACAATTTTCAGGATCGTCCTCTTTATTTGTTTCAGGTACATTATCTTGCCAACCGATAGGATGACTAGGTTCGTCTTCGTCTTTTTTACTATCATATGTGTTTTGATAATATGAAGTCTTCCAACCTAATTTATATGTCGTCAATAAATCTTGTGCCATTACTGATACTGGTACTTGACCATCAGTATAATTTTCAGGATTGTATGACCAGTTACCACTTATTGCCTGATCAAAATACTTTTGCATTACTGCAACGATATTTATATATCCTTCATTCCCTTTCATGTCCCAAAGTAGTGTATAAAAGTTTTTTAATTTATTATACTCTGGTACTATCTGTTTTAATGGGCCTTTTTTAGACTTTTTAACAGACAAATAATCTCTTGGTGGTTCAATACCATTTGTCGCATTTGAAACTACACTAGAAGATTCACTAGGCATTTGTGCTGACAATGTACTATGTCTTAAACCATGTTCTTTAATTTCTTTTCTTAACCATTCCCAATCATAAGTTAGTTCTCTTTTAACTAACTCATCAACATCTTTTTTGTATGTATCAATAGGCATAATACCATCTGCATATTTTGTAGATTTAAATGCTGAACAAGGACCTTTTTCTTTTGCAACATCATTACTTGCCTTCAATAGATAAAATTGAAATGCTTCTGTTAATTTATCTACTTGTCGCCATGCAAGTTTCTGATCATACTTGTAACCTTTCTTTGCAAGGTAATGAGCAAGACCTATGTAACCAATACCTAAACTTCTACGTGCCTTTGTAGATTTTTCAGCAGCGTCAATAGGATACTTTTGATGATCTAT